AATGTCCATAACTCTGAAGGTGTGCAGTATGCCAAACCTAAAAAGAAAGTTATGGGCCTTGAAATGATTAAATCCTCTACACCATCAGCATGTAGAGACAAACTAAGGGAATCAGTTGATGTTATCTTTGATAAGGATGAAACCGCCATTCAGGAGTTCATTCGCCAGTTTAGAGAAGAATTTGAAACACTACCTCTTGCCGACATATCATTTCCTCGAGGTCTTAATGGACTGGTTAAGTATGCAGATAAGAAAACTATTTACGGAAGCGGCACCCCTATTCATGTTCGCGGTGCTCTTGTATATAACCATTTTCTACGCAGTCATAACCTTATTGATAAATATCCATTAATACAGAATGGTGAAAAGTTAAAGTTTATCTTTCTGAAAGAACCAAACACCATTCAGTCTAATGTGATATCTTTTCCTCAAGGCGGCATACCAGAAGAATTTGCCATGAAGAAATATATAGATTATAATACCCAGTTTGAGAAGGCATTTCTCGACCCTCTCAAAATCATCCTTGATAGTATTGGGTGGAAATCAGAGAAAACATCTAGTTTAGAGGACTTTTTTACGTGACGAAAGACTATTTACTGACAAATTTGGAAATTGATAGATTACAAAAAATATATCTACAACAATGTATCAGGTTATTAAAACCGCATAGAGCATTATCATATAACAAAGTTAGGGTTGGTGCTGTTCGTGATGGTGGTTATCCTATAATTGATGATTTTGATGGAATAAAGATAGCTGTCTCCGCTGGTGTGGGTATTGAAGATACCTGGGAAAGACAAATTGCTGCAAAAGGTATTGCGGTAAAAGCATTTGATCCTGCCGATGTACCGGATGATCCTAATAGACTATATGAACTTAATAAAGAATCCTTTGTAGCATACAAAGAAGAAAATAAGACTATGTTGGATGAGATACTTACAGATTATAAAGAATACGAAGCAATTATGAAGATTGATATTGAAGGTGGAGAATGGGAAATATTTGGACATACACAAAATGATACCTTAAACAAGATAAGACAGTTTTGTTGTGAACTTCATGTTTACGAAAACTATTGGAAGCACTCTGATCTTTTACTAGCGGTTTTGGAAAAGATAAACGAAACTTTCAGATTGGTTCATGTTCATGGTAATAATAACTCAGATTATGTTACACTTTTTGACCAGAATTTACCTTTAGTTTTAGAATGTACCTTTGCCAATAATAATTACTATGATCTTGTAACCTCATATGAAGAGTTCCCAACACCATTAGATGCTCCAAACTTTAAAGAAAAAGGAGAAGATATCTATTTGGGAAAATTTACATTACCATACTAAGGAGAGTTTATGTCTAAGAAACAAGATAAGCACCGTAAACATTCACCAGCACGTTTGTATGAGTTTGTGCCAGACGAAACCTCCATCACCCCAAATAATGTGGTGGAGTTAGCCAATATAGTAAGAGTTGGTATCGGCGGCCATCTATTAGAAAAACTATCGCCAGAATTACAGAAGCATTTTAAAGAAGTTGCCTAACAACGAGACTGTTGTTAGTAGTTCTTATTTGACAAAAAGGAGAAACTTATGTCTGACATTTTTAATCAGTTGTTGGAAGAAACCAATAACGAATACGCTGGTATTGCCGATGAAGGTGTAGAGGCCGGTGACGTTTCAGGATTTATTGGCACCGGTTCATACGCCATGAACGCCTTGTTATCAGGTTCTATCTTTGGTGGACTTCCACAAAACAAAGTGACTGCCTTTGCTGGCGAACCATCAGTTGGTAAAACTTTCTATGCTCTTAATGTTTGTTATCAATTCTTAGAGGATAATACTAATGGATTTGTATTTTATTTTGAATCCGAGTCCGCTATCTCAAAGTCTTTTCTATCAGACAGGGGGATTGATACTAAGCGGATTGCTATTGTTCCTGTGGCAACTGTTCAAGAGTTTCGGACACAAGCAGTAAAGATCCTCGACAAATACTTGGCACAAAAAGATAATCGGCCACCTATGTTGTTTGTTCTTGATTCTCTCGGCAATCTTTCAACTGATAAAGAGATGCAAGATATCGCCGATGGTAAAGATACCCGTGATATGACCAGAGCTCAATTGGTTCGTGGTGCCTTCCGTGTGCTTACTCTTAAACTAGGTAAAGCGAAGGTGCCATTAATTGTTACCAACCATGTTTACGATGTTGTTGGTTCTTATGTGCCTGTTAAGAAGATGGGTGGCGGTTCTGGTCTTGAATATGCGGCATCTACCATTATCTTCCTAGGTAAAAAGAAAGATAAGGATAAAGACGGTACTATTTCAGGTGCCATCATTACCGCCAACCTCAAGAAGTCACGTATGACTATTGAGAATAAGAAGGTTGAAACTCGACTAAACTATTCCCACGGACTTGATCCATATTATGGTCTACTTGACCTTGCTATTAAGTTTGGTGTGTTTAAGAAGGTATCAACTCGTATTGAGTTGCCGGATGGTTCAAAGGCCTTTGAAAGTCAGATTGAAAATGATCCTGTAAAATACTTTACTCCAGAAATCCTTATGAAGATTGATGAGTATTGCCAGGCAGAGTTTATGTATGGTAAAACAAATGTAACAGATGAGGTGGAAGATGGAACTGGGAACTGATTATAAGTTTAGAGATGACCTTTTTGATGCAAAGAAAGAAGGAACAACCGTAGCAATTGAATTACTGGTTGACCCGTATCAAAAAGTAGTGTATCGTTATACCACAGTAACATTTAAAGTGGACGAGGATAATATTCCTCGTCTAATATTTGATTATGAGTTTATAGAAACAGGAAAGTTTTCTATGGTTAAACTCAGGAAAGATCAATACTTTCAAACTGTTTTAGGATTGATACTTAATGCTATGTTGCTAGAAGTGGAAGGTACGAGTGAGACTAGAACAAACGATACTGAAAAATCTGATCAAGAATGAGGCATACACCCGCAAGGTATTGCCTTTTCTAAAAGAAGAATACTTTTCAAATACAGAAGACCGGCTGCTTTATAAAGAAGTGGCCGGCTTCGTTTTGAAATACAATACACAACCAACCTTTGACGCACTGTATATTGAGGTTGATAACATTCGTGGTACAACGGACGATACAGTAAAGAATATCAAGGAGACACTAAAAGAACTCGATGCTGACACAATTTCGACAAACGCGGATTGGCTTTTAGAATCCACCGAAAAGTTTTGCCAAGAAAAGGCCATATATAATGCTATCACACATTCTTTGGAGATTATGAATGGAAAAGGAAAACTCGATAAAGGCGCAATACCTTCCCTACTTTCTGATGCTCTTTCCATCTCTTTTGATCCTAATGTTGGACATGATTATCTAGAACAATTTGAGGATCGTTATGAGTATTATCATAGAGTTCAAGAAAAGTTATCATTCGATCTTGAATACTTTAACAAAATCACTAAGAACGGGGTACCTAGAAAAACTCTTAACGTTGTTATGGCCGGTGTGGGTGTTGGCAAGTCTTTGTTCCTTTGCCATCTTGCTTCTAGTTATCTTAATCAAGGAAAAAATGTTCTCTATATTACCTTGGAGTTAGCAGAAGAAGAGGTGTCAAAGAGAATTGATGCTAACCTCATGAATATAACCTTTGATGATCTGATGATTCTACCAAAAGATATATACAAATCGAAGATTGATAAACTAAAAGCAAAAACAACCGGCAAGCTGATAGTAAAAGAATACCCAACCTCATCAGCATCAGCAACTCATTTCCGATCCTTGTTGAATGAGTTAAACCTTAAAAAGAACTTTGTGCCTGATGCCATTATGATTGACTATCTTAACATCTGTTCCTCTTCACGTATCAAACCAGGTGTGGCAAACTCTTATACCTATATCAAGGCAATTGCCGAAGAGTTAAGAGGCCTTGCGGTTGAGTTTAATGTACCTGTCTGGTCTGCTACACAGTTAACCAGGTCTGGTTATGGTTCAAGTGATCCAGATATGACAGACACATCAGAGTCCTTTGGTCTGCCTGCAACGGCCGATTTGTTCTTTGCCCTTGTGACAAACGAACAATTGGAACAGTTAAAACAGGTTCAAGTAAAACAGTTAAAGAACCGATATAATGATCCTTCTATGAATAAAAAGTTCATTATTGGTATTGACAAATCTAAGATGAAGTTGTATGATGTTGAAGCATCAGCACAGAACATAGTGGATTCAGGACAAGAAGATATCAAACCTATTCCTCGTAAGTTTGATGATAAGAAATCTAAATTCAAAGGACTAAAGGTATGAAACAATTATATACTTACTATCCAGAATTTGCCGATGATGAATGTGTTTATTGGAGAGTTTATGAGAATAACACAAAACAGATAATTCATTCCTTTTTCTTTGAAGATGATGCACAAGAGTATTGCTTTTTCCTTGAAAAGGGTGGTGCCTTTGCGGGTTTCACTCCTTCCTTTATTACAAAAAAAAATCCTGTAGCAAAGAATATTGATGAGGCATTTTCCTTAGAATTTGCTTGACAATCTACTGTTAGTATCATATAATATACATAATGGTTCCATAGCTCAACAGGATAGAGCAACTGCCTTCTAAGCAGTAGGTTTGTGGTTCGAGTCCACATGGAATCGCCATTAAATAGGTGCATCATGGAACAGACCAAAAACTTTAATAATCAGAATTATGAACTCCTTTGGCAGTGTTACAAATCCGGTCAAATGTCGGAAAAGCAGTGGCAAGATCATTTAAAAAATGATGACGGGTTTCTGGAATGGTTAAGAAAACAAGCACCAAAGGATTTTTAATATGAGTGATTTAACACCAGAACAATTAAAACGTCAAATGTATTTTCGTTTGACGGTATTCTTTCTAATTACTATTGTGATTGGATTTACACTAGGGGACGTAAATGTCCATAGTCAACTAGACGGACAGAAAACCGTCACAGATATAAGGAAGTAAATATGTTTGAGATTACAGAAGAGACAAAGGCTGCGGCCGTAGATGCCATGCGTGAAGTTCTTTCCAAAGGTGTTTCTGATGCAACACTAGGTGATGCATTTGAAGTTGCTGTTGACATTGTAAAGAAGCAGTTCGGAATGTAAACTTGACACAAACTATTCTTTATGCTATAATGAGACATAATCAGAAAGGATAAAGGAATAGATGAAAACGTATATATTCGATATTGACAACACCATCGCTAATAACTCCAAGCGGATCCATTATTTAAATCAGGAACCAAAAGATTGGAAATCTTGGCACCAGGAACATCATCTTGATACTCCTTATTGGGAAATTATTGAGATTATGGATATGGCCCGTGATAACGGAATCAAGATTGTCCTTTGTACCGGTCGTGATGAAATGTGCCGTAAGGAAACTATTGAGTGGTTGGAAACACATCATATTGAATATGACGAATTGTTTATGCGTCCTCTAGGAAATCGTGAGGATGATAGTGAAATGAAACGCAAAAAACTGGGCGAAATCCGGGCTCTCGGATATGATCCAGTTTGTGTTTTCGAGGACCGTGACCGTGTTGTAGCCATGTGGAGAGAAGAGGGTCTCCGTTGCTTACAGGTCGCTCCAGGTAATTTCTAGGTGTAGCTCAATAGGTAGAGCATCCGCTTTGGGAGCGGAAGGTTGTTGGTTCAAGTCCA